CCGGATGAAGAGGTCGACGTGGTGCTCGAAGAAATCAAAAAAAAAGACACGGCGGGCGGCTGACATACCGTCAAATGCTCGCGTATGGATTGATAGCAGGTCTCGGCCTGGGCGACATGGATAAAATGCCGCCCGGCCTGATCTGCGATTTGTTCATATATAGGCAGATGTACGACGACGCAGAGCACGGCGTGAAGCGCAGGCACGAGCCGCGATGCGCGGACTGATTGGGGTGGGACGATGGCCAACAGAGAGATCAAAACGAAGCTGACGCTTGACGGCGAGCGGCAGTTCAAACAGGCGATGAGCGAGGCCGCTGACGCGCTCAAAACGCTGGACGCGGAGCAGAAACTCGCGAAGGCGCAGTTTGAGGCGACCGGCGACGCTGAGACCTACGCCACCGAGCGCACGCGCATCCTCAAGGAGCAAATCGCGCAGCAGGAACAGGCGGTCGAGGCGGCCAAGGCGGCCCTCGAACAGATGAAGGCGAACGGCGTTGACCCGAACAGCCGCGCCTTCCAGACGTGGCAGCGGAAAGTATACAACGCCGAAACCCGCCTGATGAACCTGAACACCGAACTCGACAACGCGGAGCAGCCGCTCAGCGACGTGGCCGAAGGGCTGGATGAAGGCAAAGACTCGGCTGAGAATTTCGGTGACGCGGTCGATTCGATCAACAAGAACATCTCTTTCCAGGCCGTCATCGACGCGGCGGACGCCGTGCGCGAGAAGATCGCCCAGATCGCCGGATCGATCATTCGTCTCGCAAAAGGCGCGTGGGACGTGATGCAGGGCGGCGCCGACTGGGCCGATGAGCTGTCGACGCGCGCGCAGGTCGACATGATGCCCGTGGAGATGCTTCAGGCGTGGGACTACGCGGCCCGGTTCATCGACGTCGATTCCGACACGATCATCAAAGCGCGCAGCAAGCTCATCGGCCAGATGGATTTGACCAACAAGGACGCGGCGATCGCGTTCAACGAGCTGGGCGTGGCGGTGTACGACAACAACGGCCAGTTGCGCGACGCGAACACAGTATTTTTTGAGACCATCGACGCGCTGGGCCGCGTGAAGAACGAGACGCAGCGCGAAATGTACGCGCAGCAGCTCTTCGGGCGATCCGCGCGCGAGCTGATGCCGCTGATCAACGCGGGCAGCGACGCCTTCAACGAGTGGGCCGATCACGCGCCGATCGTCAGCGAGGAAGACATCAATAAGCTCACGGCGGCGGACGATGCGTTTGAACAGCTCGACGCCGAGCTGGACGTGGCGAAGTACGAGGCGCTGGCCGCGCTCGCACCGGCGTTTGAGACGATCGCGAGCGGCATGACGACGGTCGTGCAGAAGTTCAACGAGTTTGTGCAGTCCGAAGAGGGCCAGAAGGCGCTTGAGGGGATCGGCACCGCGATCGAATCTATTTTCAACGCATTCACCGAAGACGTCGACTTCGAAGAACTTCTGGGCAGAGTGCAGGAAGCCATCGAGGGCGTGACGGGCGCTCTGGATTGGGTGATTAAAGATAACAACAGCGATAAGGTGGTCAAGGCGATCGAGGCCATCGCGGGCGCGTGGGGGCTTCTGACGCTCGGATCGGCGGCGCTGAAGGTCGGCAAAGTGGTGACCGGGCTGAAGGGCCTACTGGGCGGCGGCGCGGCGGCAGCAGCCGGACGGGCTGCGGGCGGCGCTGCGGCGAATGCTGGGACGGGCGCGCTCGCGTCAGGCGCTGGCACTGGCCTCTGGTCCGGGCTTGCCGCGAAGACCGGCTCGCTCCTGTCGACCGCCGGTACGGTGGCCGGGAACGTGGCGGTGATCGGCTTACCGGTCGCTGTGGCGGCGGGCGCGGTATACGGATTCAATAAGCTGCAGGCCCACGAGGCCAACAAGCCCGAGTTTGCACAGGTATATGGCGGCTGGGAATCGGCGGACGCCCATGACACGATCCTCGGCAATCTGACCGACGAACAGGCCGAGGCGATCCGCGCGTACTGGCAGGTGTATGAGGATGTTGGCAGCGAGGCCGCCATGGATGCGCGCGAGGCGCTGGTCGGCGCATTCTCCGAGGGCGGCGTGCTCAGACCAGAGGACGCGACGACGCTCGTTGAAGACACGTTCGACCAGGCGTTGAACGGCATGGACACGGACGGGACCGTCGCGGTGCTGGCCGAAAAGATCCCCGGTTTATTCGAGCAGGCCGGAACCGACTCTGCTGACGGGCTGGCTCAGGGCCTGGGCGACAACGCCGCAGCGGTGACTGGCGCGGTGCAGGGGCTGGCCGATGACGTGATGACGACGTTCACCAGCGCGCTTGGCATTCAGTCGCCGTCAACCGTGATGGCAGGGTACGGAGAGAACATCGCGCAGGGCCTCGCGAATGGTATGTACTCGCGCGCGCCTGCGGTCGCGGCGGCGGCGGCATATCTGGCCGCCATCGCGCGGTCTGCTGTGGTGCTGGGACTGGGCATTCACTCGCCGTCAACCGTCATGGCAGAGATGGGCGGATTCACGGCGCAGGGCTTCGCTGATGGCATCGAGGATAACATCTGGCGCGTCAACGACGCGATGGGCGCGATGATCGCGGCGACATCGCGGCAGCCTGAGTACGGTCGCGCCGGTGCGGGCGGTCGGGCCGACATGGGCGGCTCTGGCGAGATGCGCGCATATATTGTGATGGACAAGGAGATCGTGGGCGAGATGGTCGCGCCTGCCGTGAACGGCTGGATGGGCGCGCAGATCATGGAGGCGCGATAAATGGCACGGAGATTGGAGATCTGGCTCAACGATCAGGCGCTTCGGGACGTCGACCGGCGCATCATCATCCGCGAGCTGCACGACAACGCGCCGCAGGTCGAGGCGGTCTGGGGCGACAACCCAGGGCGCAGCGGCCAACGGCTGATCGACCTGAAGCGCGTAACAAAATCGATCGGCATAGAGATCGCGATCCGCGAGCTGTACGATCTGGGCGCGCGGCAGTCGGTGCTTGACGCGGTGAACGCATGGGCGCGTGACGGGTGGCTTCGCACCAACACACAGCCTGGCCGGAGGATATATGTCACGGCGACCGGCTGGCCGTCGATGGACAACGCGCGCGAGTACACGGGCACGTACACCATCGGATTCACGGCGGCGGCCTCGCCGTACTGGGAGGACGATATCCCGATGACGTACAGCGGAAGCGGCGCGAGCCTGAGCGGGCGCGTGACAAATCGCGGCACGGCTGACGCCCTGCCCGACGTGACGATCACGCCGACGACTGGCACGCTGACGCACGCGGAGATCACGGTCGGCGCGACGGCGTTTACGTTCGACGGGCTCGCGCTGGACGCGAGCGACGCGCTGACGATCAGGCATGACGAACGCGGGTTCCTTCGGATCGATGTGGCGGGCGCTTCGGCGTTCGGGTTCCGGACGGCTCAGAGCGACGACGAACTGATCGCGGCGCCTGGCATCAACGACGTCACGTTCGAGGGCGACGCGGCCTGTGACGTGTCGGTCGCCGTGAGGGGGCGGTACAAATGACGCGGGTAAGGCTTCCCAGGCTGCTTGACGCCAACCTCGATGAGGTGCGGCGCATCCAGCCCACGGCGATGACGGCGAACATCACCATGCGCGAGACGCCGTCGGCCACGATGGCCGTGACGGATGAGGACATCCAGATGCACGCATGGATGGAGCTGTACACGGTGCGCGGCTCGATCGGCATTTTTCGGGTGACGGACATCGACCAGACGCCGAGGCGCGAGACGTCGATCACGCTGCGGCACGGTATCGACAGCCTGAGCGACGACGTGTGGGCCGCGCAGGAGGACTACGACGGCACGGTAGCCGGATTCATCGCGCAGATCATGGCCCACCAAACGACGGTGCGATGGCAGCTCGGCGAGTGCGACGACACGGGGGACTGGAAAAAGAGCGGGATCAACTATTCACGGCTGAGTGAATTGCTGTGGGACCTGATCGAGGAGCGGCGCGGCTATCGATTCGAGTATGATTTCTCGACGACGCCATGGACGCTGAGCTTCAAAGCCCTGCCGGTCACGGACGCGGCAGAGGTGCGCCTCAGCAGGAACGCCGAGGCGGTGCAGATCAGGCGCACAGATTCCGAGATGTGCAACCGGCTGTACCTGAGCGTCACGAGCGGCACCACGCCCACGCTGCGCACGTTCGAGAACGCGGCCAGTCAGGCGCTGTATGGGATAATCAGCAAGACGGCCAGCATCGACCTCGATGACGTGCCGGACGCGGATGCCTGGGCGGCGTCGTTCCTGGCCGACCGCGCCTCGCCCTCAGTGTCGGTGAGCATCAACGGGTACGAGCTGGCGCGGCTGACCGGCGAGACGTGGGATGAGCTCGACGTGGGCAAACGGTGCAGACTGGTACTGCCGAGCCTGCCGGAAGTCCTGAGCGAGATCATCGTCGCGGTGAATTATCCGAACGTGCTGGGCGAGCCTGAGCGCGTGACGGTCGATCTGAACAATCATCTGGAGAAATTCACCGAGACCATCGCCGACATGAAGAAGCGCATGGGCGGTGGTGGTGGCGGAGGCGGTGGCGGCGGCGGAAAGCTGGCGACCGAGGAAGAGATAAAAGCCTGGGCGAAGGTGGTCACGTCGCATGGGCAGATCATCGAGGGCACCGATCTGCAAGAGCTGTATGAGAGCGGCATCGTCCTCGACGCGGAAACCGGCGTGCGCATATACAGCCTCGTCGAGGGCATGACGGCCAACCGCTCGGTGATCGACCTGAACACAAGCGACATCGGCCTGATCGTGCAGAACGGGCAGGTGCGCGCCGACGTGATCGTGAGAATCGTGAACGGATCTTCGGAGATCAGTTTGACCGCCGACAAAATCCTGCTCAACGGAGAAACCATCGCGAATGAGATCACCGGCATGAAGGCCGACTTCCAGCAGTTGACGACCGGGCAGGCGGAGGCGCTGTCGATCGTCTCGAACATCCTCTCGGGTACGACCCTGACCGCGCGGAATACGTTCGTATACCAGAGCGACACGATCTACAAACGCACGCTCAAACTCGGGAACGTCCAGAGCGCTGACGCGATGGCTGCGGGCGGCACTACATCTGTCGATTTCGACCACGCGCACGCCTTGAGCATGGACAGCTCCGGGCACGTCACGGCGGGCGCGGCGGTCGCGGTGGGAGACGCTTCGGCGACTTTTAATGTGGCCGCGACTGCGTGGTACCAGCAGCAGATCGCGGCGGCGAGACAAGCTGGTGCGGCAGGCGTCACGCTGTCGCAGGGCGGCTGGGACAGTTCCGGCAACAACATAGTCACGGCATCGAACGGAGCTACCGAGACGGTGGCCCTGCCGTCGTTCACGTCGAGCGGCGGTACGTCGTGGTCTGGCGGCGTGACTTACGTGTATTTCAGCACGCCGAGCGTGAGCCTGCCACTACTCACGAAACAGGTGAGCCTGCCCGCGACGAGCGCATGGTCTGCAACCGGATCGGTCAGCCCGCCCTCGTCGGCCGGCACGATAACGGTGCGAGTGGGCGGCGCAAGTCGGACGTTCACGTGGAGCGGATCGGCATGGCAGTAAGGGGGGCATATGGTTAAAATCACTTTGACGGACGGCACCGAACTGAGTGCCGTATGGTACTCGGAGCGCGGCGGGATGCTGACGATCTGCCTGACAGACGGGCTCGACGTGCTCGGAGCGGCGCAGGCTTTCGGCGTGCCTGAGCGCGTGGAGCGCCTGAGCATGGCCGGCGACATCACGGAAACGATCGAGGGGTACACGCGGCTGATCACGCTCAACGACCTGCGCCCGACGGGCGGGCTCATCATCATACTCAGGAGGGAGCCACATGAATGAGATCATCAACGAGATCAGGCAGGAGGTCGGGGCGCTGCTTGAAACCTCGGGTATCAACCGCGCCGTGCTGATTGTGGACATCGCGCAGAAATTGAGCCTACTCAGCCAGCGCGCTGACGATATGCAGCGCGAGCTCGATGCGCTGAAAGCGCCGCTGAACGAACCGGACGGCGAGACCATCGCGGGCAAACACTACAATTATGGGGAGGTAGCCAAATGAGCCTCATTCTTATTGAACGGATCGCTAATCTCAATGGCCCGATCATTCCGGATACTCTCAACGGCGTACTCAACGGCAGCGAGATCGACGCGCACAAGTTCATCATCACGGCCACGCGTGACGGCGAGACGGTCGCGTTGACGGGCACCGTCACGGCGTCGTTTTTGCGTGCGGATGGCGCGGAGGTCGTGCTGACCGGCGAGATCGAGGACGGCGCGGCAACGGTCACGCTCGCGCAGAGCTGCTATGCCGTGCCCGGGCGCTTCGACCTGACGATATTCGTCACGGCGGACGGCGTGAAGACGGGCGTATACGCCTGCACGGGCGGCGTGCGGAATACCACGTCGGGGACCATTGTCGACCCAGGCCAGGTGGTGCCGGACGTGGAGGACATCGTCGCGCAGTATGGCGAGATGCAGCGCGTGACGGCGGAGGCGGAGGCGGCGGCGGGCACGGCGCTGAGTGCGGCTTCGGGGATCAACGACACGCAGGCGGCGACGTTCAAGGCCCAAGGCGCGGCGACGAGCGGGGCTGGAGAAGACGGGCATACGTTCACGCTGGGCAGCGGCGGCGTCAGCCCGACCGGCGGCACGAACTCAAGCGGCGTCGATCTGTGCCGACTCGGCTATACAGGCATCGGCACGCCGCTCCTGCTCACCGTGGGCACGAGCGAATATCAATGGTGCGTGTGGATTTATACAGGCCAGAGCGTCGGCTCCAAGATCAGATCGCTGACGAATAATGGCTATACCACCGGCCCTGTCGTCATTCCGAACACCGAGGGCGCGAAGTATTTCCGCATCGGGTTCAAGCGCCTGGACGGCGCGACCGTGACCGAGGAGATGCGCATGGCGCTGGCGGCTCAAATGCATATCTACGCGCTGACGGACACGACGCTGACTACCTCCGGCGCGGCGGCTGATGCTAAGGCGACCGGCGACAGGCTGGACGCCATTGACGCAGATGTAGCCACGATAGAGGGCGACCTGATCACGCAGGCCGCGTGGAACAAACGTGATCGCTATCAATCGATCCAGCGCCTTTCCAACGCCTCACCCACCACGACCGGCCAGATCAGCGCGCTGACGGTGATCGATGGGAAACTGTTCGTGTTCAAATACGCCGACGGGAACGCCGACACGACCGGGAATAAAATCTACCAGATCAACGGCGACGGGACGCTGAGCACGACGGCCATCGGGACATTCACCAGCAATCTGGGCCACGCGAATACCGTGGACTGGAATCAGGCCAACGGCTATCTGGTGACGACGCGCGTGCCGCAGGATGGAGACGCGACGCCGGAATACAGGATATATCTGCTGCCAGGCATCAACGGCGAAACGACCGCCTTCGACCGGACGGCTGCGGGCGTGATCGGCATCGACATCGACACGTCGATCACCCTGGGCGGCAATACCGTATTCGGGCCGTACCGGCTCAACGCGGTCTGGGGGCCGAACAACCGGCAGCTGAATGACATGCTGTACGTATTCAGCGATGATGATTCGAGCAAGACCAGCGGCACGCGGCGGCTGGCGCTGATCCAGCTCGGCATGGGCGCGAACGTATTCACATACGGCACGGCGGTCAGCGGCGCGGAGGCGAATCAGTTCAACGGCACATTCAACGTGCTCAGCGTGTGGTCACAGCCGTGGGAGCTGGTGAACGGCATCGCGCAGGGGAACAACGACGCGTGCTACTTCGGCGGGAAAATCTACGAGCTGCCCGCGCCGACATCGGTCAGCGGGTTCCCGCTGATGATCCACTCGTTCGACGATTTCGGCGCGACCTGGAAGACCGAGCGCATCCTGATCCCGCATCGATTGGGATCGGGCGCAAAGGCGGAATGGGAAAAAGAGGGCATCGCGATCTACAACGGGCACATGTACATAGGCAGCCACAGCGCGGGGCTGTTCGCGCTGGACTTTTGAGAGAGGATGATCAACATGATCACGATCACAGCCCTGCCAAGCCGGATCATCAACATCGGGCGCCTGCCGGACATGACACCGGAGCCCGCTGAAGGCGAAAACGAGGTGTGACGAGATGAAGATCGCGGACATCAGCGCCTGGAACGGCGCGATCGACTGGGATAAGGCGCGGGGCGAGCTGGAGATGGTGATACTCCGCGCCTCGTGCGGCATGAAGGCGGACACGCGATACGCGGCCAACGCGGCGGCCTGCGGCCTGCCGTACGGCGCGTACCATTACGTCAAGGCCAACACGGCGGCGGACGCGCGGGCGGAGGCTGAGTTCTTCGCCACGTGCGCGCGGAAGGGAACGCCGCTTTTCTACATCCTGGACGTGGAATATGAGGCTCAGAACGAGTGCACCACCGAGCCGGTGTGTCTGGGCTTTCTGGAGCGGCTGCGCGAGCTGGGCTGCGCGCGCATCGGATTGTACGTCGGGCAGCCGCATATC